ACTTCAACACCATAGATCTTCAACTGTTCGTTGATTAGATCCTGTACGAGTCTTTGTTCAGATGCAGAACCTTGTAGAAAGAACGGATTTAAAGGCATTATCCTATCAGATCAAGTGGTGGAAGTTCATAATCACTAGACATACGTTGTCTGAGCTCAGTCAATTCACGAAGTGCATCTTCATAAATTTGACGACCATTTAACTCAATACCGCCTGGCAATTTGACACCTTGAAATTTAGTTAGGTTTGTTCCCCACTGTTTTTTAATTAATGCAGTAATATATCTCTTCAAGAAACTATCATTGAATACTTCTGTGTTCTGAGATGGATCTAAAACTCGATAACAATCTATCACTAAAAACTCATCTGCAGCTGCAGCCTGCCAGTTCATATCGATATACAGTCTATTACCTCTCTTATTGAATCTAACTTTCTTGTCGGGACTAATTAAGAATTGTATGGTTTCAAGATACTGTTTGACCATAGAATAGTTAAGTAGTTCAATCGAACTAAAGTTATAAACATCATTTAAGAATATCTGATAAGATATACTGAACATGTTTTGTGATATAGTATTATCATCAAATCTAAAGATACCATTGATACCTATGATATGATCTGGAATCTCAATATAATTTCTCTGTTCTGTAAATTCTGTTTTAGTGGTTATGAAATGTGTAGATCCAGCTCCGACTGCAGTGATGTTAAGTGCAGTTCCAGCCTCTGCATCAGCAGCAGTTGCAGCCAATCTGATCTGGTTTCTATTATCTGCAATCGCATAAAGTTTCTGACTGTCTGTACTAATACCAAGTGCGGTTGTAGCTCCTCTTCCATCTAAAGTTGCACTTGCAATTTCAATCGTTGTATTTCCTGGCCCAAAACTATACTCTATTGCTGAACCAGTGACTAGTCCATGATTTGGAACTGTAATATTATCTGCACTTACACTTACAACTGACGCAGAACTTCCATCAAACTTATCTGATGAAATACCAGTAGTTGCAACGGTATTGCTTCTTGCAGCATCGATCATATCCTGAGTGATCTTGTGTTTGAGATACATTTTCTCAACACCATCAAAGTGTCTCTCATGAAAGAATTGAATTGCATCATCTACTGCATCTTCAATCTGATCGTCATCAACGTTTATTTCCAAAACAGGTTCACCCAGCTGTCTTAGGCAATAATCGATTAATTCTTGTCTGGAACTGGGTTTGGCCATGAATATACGCTAGCTTTTACTTATTTATTTGTTTGGGTTTAGTAGTCTTACTTACAGATTGTTTTGCTAGAATACTCTTTGCCTCTTCATAATCTGTTTGTAATTGGTCAATCGTTTCTTGAAGGGTTCTTATCTTAGCTTCAAGAAGTAGGTTTTCTTTTGTTTGTGCGTGAACTTTTGCGAGAGTTAGTTCTAAAAGAATGTTGAAATTAATGTCGTTAGAATGTGCCACAGTCAATTGTATCAGTCCAAATCGGAACACCAGAGGCGTTCGTAGTTAAAATAGAATTAGATGTCGAAATACCAGATGCAGGGGAGACGGTAGATTGTACCTGTCCATTTGCATCGAAGTATGAAACTCCGTTGGTATTTGTACCAGCAGAGAAAATCATGGATGCAACTGTTGATACACCAGTTACGATTAAAGTATCTGATCCTAAAGTTCCGTGTACCTCAACACCGTAAGCTGTTGTTTCTAAACGTTTTGTAGCACTAGAATAAAATTCACAACCAGCATTTTTAAATCTTGCTATATAATCAGTACCATAAGTAGATTGAACAATATCTAACTTAACACTACCATTACCAGATATTCCTAAAGTACCAGTTCCATTTTCAACTATATTTGTTCTTGCCCCGTCATGCCAGATGCGAAGGTCTTGACCACTACCAAATGATGCTACAGCGTGATCTTTCCATTTCATAGAGTTAGCAGAATGATCCCACAATACATCTCTGTTAGCTGTAGAACCATCAAAGTGTACATCTTCGTTAAAAGTACTAGCACCACTAGCAGTAACACCACCAGTTACGTTGATACCTGTTGCAGTGGTTTCTAGCTTAGTATTATCATCATGTTTAATAGTTACCGCACCACCAGCAACTGCAGTTAAATATGTTTCTGCTAGATTACCAGTTTTAAGTTCAAGTACGCTTCCTCCAATTTGTAAACCACCAGTTCCTACATCTTGGATTATAGAATTTGAGCCATTATGATACATGCGAAGATCAGTGCCATCACCCATTTGGATCTCGGCATTATCAGCAAACTCTAATGCACCATCAGAACTATCCCATACCATGTCCTTTGAGGAGGCACCATTAAAGGTAACGTCCACACCTTCATCGAACGACGCAGCATCATTAATCGTCAGAGTATCAATCGTCGCCGTTCCATCGAGGAATAGATCTTTCCATTCTTGACCAGATTTTCCTAAGTCTCTTGTATTATCAGCATCAGGAAGCCAATGTTGGTTTACTTGGAACGCACTATTAACTGTATTGAAAAGTATTTCTTTATTACCATCACCACCACCATGTACGAAGAATCCAGCACCGTTTGCAGTAGTATTACTTGCAGTCGAAGTTGACGCAACACCGATTGTATTATCCTGAACATCAACCTGAATTGTATTCAAGATTGTCTGAGTACCATCTACCTTTAAGTTACCAATAACATGTAGATTATTACTTACAGTTGCACCACCACTAACTATGATATCTGTTGAAAGACCAACAGTAATCTTATTATCACTTAGAGTTGTCTTAGTCTCGTTTGTTGTTGCAGCAATTGTTAATACGTCAGGTAACAATTCTACTGCATCAGTAGATGCATAACCAGCACTAATGACCAATGTGCCAGGCACATCCTCAAATGCGAGTTGTCCACTACCATTTAAAATTAAAATCTGATTATCAGCTCCTCTTGCAACTGGGAAACTATAATCTGATGCACCACTACCAAGACGGAATGAAGTTGTAAATGTCGCACCTGTACCAACTGTGTGTGTTAGTGTATTGTGTGTGCCTGTAAAGTTGGTTACAACACCAGTGACTGCACGAAGATTTGATCCAGCATCAAGATCTGTTGCATCAACTCTACCAACAACGTTCAGTACGTTTGATCCAAATGTGAAGTTACCACTATCTACTAATTCATCAGAACTACCAACAAAAGGAACACGAGTTGGAGTTAGATTACTGATTACAGGAGTTCCAGTTATGGTTACGCCAGTATCAGTAGTTCTAAGTCTGTTAGTACCATTAAAGTAAAGATCAACTTGAGCATCAGCAACAGCTCTGATCATTACTTCACTACTACCCGCTTTTCCAAGGGCTACTTCAGAACTTCTAATATTTAATCTACCAGCACCATTTTCATCAATATAACTAGCACTTGTATCATGATATATCTCTAAATCTGCACTATCACCAAACTTGGCTTTTATATTATCTCCATATTTTAAACTATTATCTGATTTATCAAATACTATATTTTTTGTGTTTGCACTCTCAAAGGTTACATCATCACCGAAAGCTGTAGTTGCATTGACATCAACAGAATTACTGAATGTTGTTAGACCAACTACCTTTACTCCATTATTAAATGTTATGTCTGTGCTGACACCAGTTCTGGAGTTGATTGTTAATATATCTGTATGTTGATTACCAATGGTAACATTACCATTTAAGTCTAACCCTGCAACGAACGTACCTACACCAGTAACTCTAAGGTTTTGTGTAACTGTATCTGTAATATCTGTTCTGGTTATTGTTGCAATACCAGCTATTCTTAGTCCGTTTATATTTGCGTTTGCGTCTGTAACTAAAGCAGATGTTAAGTGTAACTCGCCAGGTGTGTGATCTAAAAGTTTATATGTATACTCTCCACCAATCTCTACTGGGTTTCCAGCAACGTTACCTATAAATAAACGACCCGCTTTATTCGCAGAATTACCAGCGGTTGCCTGTTCTACGGTTGCAGCTAATTCTCCAAACTCTAAAGAA